GCAATTCTTACCGTATTATCTAGTGTTCCATTAACTAAAGCAGTTCCTAACTGACCTCTTGCAACAGGAGCAGCATCGGCTACACTAAAAGACCAGAATGGACCACCAGCAGAAGCACTAGCACCTGCTGTATATATCCATATCCAATTATTAGAAAAATCAGTACATATTTGATTTATTCCTGCACCACCAAAATTATAAGTAGTCCAAGTTCCAAGAGCTGGATCTCTTACATATAATCCACTAAGATTAGATGTAATTAACCTACCATCACTAAATACAACATAGTTAGAAGTATAACCACCAGGTGGAACACCAAGATCAAATGATGTAGCTAAGTTTCTTGAAAAACCTCTTATTGGACCAGAACTAGAAGTAGTGCTAATACCTAATATAGTATCAATACCTTGACCTAAATAATTATTATAATCTATTGATACTCTAGAAAAATCAGTATTTTGGTGTGCATAAAAAGAATTTGGTAATGTGCTTGTAGATAAAGGTGTTGATGGATCAAGAGTTCCAATTGGTTGAGGAACTGGTGTAATAGCTCCTGCTCTTTGAGTAATACCAATAGCAACATAACTATCAGGAACTGCGGTAGTAGTTCTTAAAGTTAATACAACAATATCATCACCAACTTGTAAAAATGTTCCTGTGCCATTTATAAAGTTAATTGCAGTTGGAGATATAGCAGTAACATTTGCAGTTCCTAAACCAGTAGAGGGAACATAAGATACAACTGTTCCATCATAAGACATAGCATTTGTATCACCAACAGATAAACCTAATAAAACATATTGTTTAGTTCCATTAACTAATTTGAGAAATATACCTAAGTCACCTTTTGATATAGTTTGATTAGTTAGTGATATAAAGTTATATTGTTTATTTGATATAGTTGCAGTGCCTGATAATTTAGATGCTGAGTATTCATCTATAATACCTGTCTTACAACCTATGAGATCTGAGATAGTTTGGTTATTAAGTGTTATTTTTTTATCAACAGTATCATAAGATAATCTTACACTATCAGCAGATGAATTTAGAATACTCATTGATTAACTGGCTTTCTACCATGACCATAGAAAGTTACACCTTCAATATCTACATGTCCTTGAAATACAAATCTTGCTTGTGCTTCAAGACTTGGTCCATGAGCTTTGAATTTTTTCTCACCTCTTGAGGTCGATGAATTAGTAAATGGATATTCTAATGGTGGTGAAAATATATTAAAAAAAACAGTATCTGTTGGTGTAAAACCAAATGTAGTTAAAGGGCTTATACCACATTTATATTCTTTTATCTTAAAATTATTTGTTTTAGTACTTGGCGGAGTAGGTCCAAATGGAGTAAATAATTGAGGTCTAAATCTAAGACCAACACTATGCCAAAATGTTTTTTCATGCATATCAGTATCTCTTACTGGTCTAGTTGTTAGTATTAAATCAGTAAGTTCTAAATCAATTTTACCATATTCAAAGAACGCATTGCTTTGTATTTGTGGTGTCATTAAATAACGCCACACACGTCTATTTGTTCCATCATTCCATATAAAATATATTTGATTATTTATTTCAAACATTGACTTAGGACCATTAGGTGGTAAAGCTTGTACAGCTCTTGTAGATGGTGGTAATATAAAATTAGTCCATGCTATTCTTTCACCAAATTCTCTCCCAACAAATAATCTATTTTGTAAACCAACAAATATATATTTATCCCAAGTAGTTATATTGTCATAAGGTTGTACTTGTTGTAACTGAACATTTAATATATTTTCTGATATAAGTTTTACATTTTGTCCATCAGTCTGCCATACTAAACCATTCTCATCTAAAAATACCACAGTTCCTGTTCCAGGCCATGCAGCTGCAACATTGTGAGAAACATCAGCATTTGGAAAAGCACGAGTACCTAAACCACCTCTTACTAATTCTTGAGTAAAATTCAAAACCAATTCATCTGATGTAACAACACCAGGAGAAGTTCCACGTAATAAAAATATGCCAGATTCTGATGCAACTGTTTTTGTAAATACAAGTAATCCAGCAGGTATAACAATCATTGATGTAATTTGTGAGTCAGGTTGACCTATAACAAATTGAGCTAATGGATCAAATTGTGTAGGATTATCAGGAGTAGAGAACCATATACCATTACGAATTCTTGTTGAATTGGAGTTTGATAATGGTATATTTTTACTTATATCACTAACATCACGATAGTATTCAATATCACCTAAAACTAAATATCCATTCCAAAATACTCCAACATTAGCTCTTGGAACATAACCAGTAGCAGGAACTCTTACCTCACCACCAACATCAAATGGTGTAATACCATAGGAGTTACCAGCTCTTACTCGTACTCCAACTTCATCACCAGATACACCAGCAAAACCAACACTAAATTGATTTGCAGGAACAGTAGCTTTTAGCGTTCCATTTCTATCATAAATATAATAATTAGTAATAGCAGAACTACCAGGATTGCTAGGTGCAGACCATGTCACAGATACTAAACTAGCCATATATGTTGATACAACATTTTGTGGATTAGTTGGTAAATAACCAGGATATATAGCTGGATTACCAGCATTATCTAAAAGACGGTATGCTTGTGGTACTACGCCTGGTAATGCAAATACAACATAAGGTTGATCAACAGATGTGCCAATGTTATATGAATTGGTAATTAACAATGCAGGAACTGTTTGAATTGCAGGTTGTCCAGGATATAATGAATATGGAGTAGTAAATGAAAAATTAGAAATAATATGTGCATTATTTGCAACAGTAAAACTTGCAGAACCAACAGGATTTACTGCAAATACTCTTGTCCAATTATATCCCTTAGCTACATCACCAGCATCACCTGAAGAATGTACTAAGGTATGCCATACTTCATTACTTTCTGTAATACCAATAATATATTGAGTTCCATTAGGATTAACTAAAGGTCTAATCTCTCTAAAATCTAAAGGAGGTTGACCACTATTATAATTTGATATTGTTTGTAATGGTGGTTGTGATCTTAATGTTTGCTCATTAGTAATCATAAGTCCTGTTAATTCAAAGCTCTCATTAACTTTGAAATCTTCAGGAGCAAATCTTACATTTATTCCACCACTAAAATCTGTGATATCTATTTTCTTCATAATTATACTCCATAGAACGGGTCACGTCTGCCGTATATTCTTCTTCTGCCACCAATTCTAAATATAGATCTATCTCTTTCAGATAGTAGTTGTATTTTCATTTGATCTAAACCACGATAAAATTGTTCAGTATAAAACTTACGTCTCTCAGTATCATCACCTTCACGGAATAAAACTTTAATAGCTGCACCATAAGCTATTATATAATGATACTTAGAATCAAATTGTGGAACATCTGCATCAATACTTAATTCAGGTTGTATAGTAAAATATCTAAATGTCACAACTTCATTACTATCAGGTGTTGGGAAAAATTGTATATTGCCATTATAAACAGAATACTCCATTGGTTTACCTACATTTAATGGTCCAGGTGAATCATCGGTTGTATATCTATTTCTTGGTCTTAATTGTCTTCTATTGGTATCATCAGATAATACAGTTACACTTGCTATTTGACCTTCATTGACATTTGCTGGTAGTGCATAACTAGCAACACCACTTGATAAAGTTAGTGTAGTTGATGCTCTTAGAAAGTTCCAATCAGCTTCTCTTAATATCTCAAAATACGATTCATTTATAAATTGGTTAATATCAGCATTTGATATAATATCAGCAGAAGGAATACCTGTTAAAGATCTTACATAACTTCTTATTTGTGATAAATTCAATTTGTAAACCTCCTACACTTATTGCTTATATACCGACAAAAAGAAATAGCCCCGATATCTCTATCAGGGCTATATCCTTTATTTATCAGACACGTACTAGCTTACCATGAGCTCTGCGGTTATTTGTTCCAAAAGTTAGAACAGTAGCTAACGGAGTTACGGTATCAAGAGTACCGACAATCTGTTGAGCTGGCATAGCCTTCATGAAGTTAGATGCCAAGTAGCGAGCTACAAGGTAATCTGTGTTAATAAAATATGCAGTATCAACTGGAGCATCTGGATCAAGACGAACAGGAATACCATCAAAATCAATCTGACGGAAACGAGTTTCACCAGTTCCTGATACATTGTTATACTGTATCTTGCTATCAAATGAATTCTCATACTCAGAGAATACATCACGACCAGCTATGATAGCATTTGGTCTTTCACCAGAAGCTACATAGATGTCATCAGAGATTGTTCTAAACGCTACTCTGATATCAACAGCAGAACCACCAGACTTAGCAAGTGATTTCTCAGTTGCTTTCCAATAGTCCTTAATTACAGCAGCTACCATAGTACCTGAATCTGCAGTTGAGGAAATAGTTCCTGAAGTTGCAGTTGTGTATTCAACAGTTGTTGAAGAAACAGCTGTAAGGGTATAAGTGCCATTAAGTGCTGTGTTAGTTAAACCAGCTACTACAACGCTATCACCAACAATAAAATCGTTTGCTCCAACAGTAATAGTTGCGGTTGAACCAGTACGAGCTACGTTAGTTATAGTTTTAGTAGAAATACCACCACGTATACCACCAACAGTTCTTGCAGTGGTTGTAGTTAGCTTATCGCTGTTTGAAATAATTTCATCTAGCGTATTGAAAGCTCCAGCACCAGCTGATCCTGCGGTGTGTAGAACAGTAGCAATCTTCTTGCCATGTCCTTTAACAGCAGCATCAAGGTGTGCCTTTGCTAATGATACAACAGCCTCTGGACCGCTGTTCATTTCTAATTGCTTGAACTCAACACGAACCTTTGATACTAGTGGTTCAGCCCAATCATATTTAGCAACACCTAAGATGTCGCTTGATTTAGCAGTTGAGAATGTTCCCGATGCGTCTGTGAATACTGTTGAAGTATCATCAGCTGCAATGATTGGGAATATAACAGACGGTCCTGTTGCAGACTTTACGTTTGCTTTTAGGAAGTCTAGTGTTGGGTGTGCGGTTAGCACGTTATCTACGAGTTGCTTCTCAATCTTTTGGATTGTTGCGGATAACAACTCATTGAAGTCATTTTGACCTAGAGCCATGTTTTATCTCCTTTTCTTGGACAGGTTTTTAATTCGACTTGTTAGTTAGTTCATTAAATGTCTGCCACACTGCATCTTCGATATTCGATATTGGCTTATTAGTTACTACCGATTTACCTGCTGATTTAGATGTGATAGCATTTGTAGCTAACTTCTTTGCATCAACAGCAGCTTTATTTTTATTGACTGCTGGTGTTGCTGTTTTGGATTTCTCAAACTGTAATGCTTTCCATGCGGCATCAAGATTTGGGATTCCATAATTGAGAGCATATTGTAATACTTCAATTTTCAAATCAAGTTCCTTTTGAGGATCAAGTTTTATATTGTTTGTAATTACAATATTCTTCCATTGATTATCATATTCTTTAACCAATTGCTCTTCTTGCTCTTTCTCTTTTTGAGATTGCAATTCACGAGCTTTTTCATTTTCAAAGCGTTCAAGTCTTGCTTTTACACTTTGTAATTCATTTTGGCTTTTAGCTTCGGTTGCCCACTTCTCTTGGGTCTCTGATGTTATACCAAAGGTTTCCAAAAACTTAGGGTCTAATTTTTCAGCCTTAGCTAATTCTACGATAACCTGCGAAAGGATTAAGGTTGGATCATCTGTGGAGCTGATAAATCCACTTACTACTTCCGCCTGATTAGATTGCCACGCTTTTGTGAGGTTCTCAACATAATCTACAGCAGACTGGGCTGCAGTCCGATCTGCTTCAATTTGTCGTTTCTCCTCAGCCAACGCTTGTGTCTTGCGAGTATAATCTGCTTGACGTAGCGTTGCCTCCTTGACAGACACCGTAGTGCCATCAGGAAGAACGATAGTATCGTTTTCAGTTACAGCGATAGGTTTAGTGTCAGTTGTTACTTCACTGTCAACAGAGGTCTCAACTTCTTCTTCACCTACTTCCGTCTCTCCAGTGACTTCAGTTGCTACTTCAGCAACATTAGTAGGTTCAGTTTGTTCTACTTGCTCAGGTTCATTAGTTGGCTGTTCAGCTGTTGTTTTATTCAGCTCTAATAACGCTGCTTCAAATAGGTTTTCGAAATTGTCTTGCTCTGTCATTTTCTTTTTCTCCTGTCCGAGTGTCATAGCCTCTAGGGTCGTTTTTCGAATTTACGATTAGAGTTTGCTTGTTCGGCTATGAAAGTAGGATAAAGATACCTACTCTCCTAATTATGTGTCTTGTTCCGACAGATTTATTACACTAGTCCAGCTTGACCTGCATTAGGTGCAATTTCTGGTGATAACTCAGCAGGACCAGCAAGTAATTGCTCTTCAGGTGTTAGTGGTAATTGACCTGTCTGTTGTCCTAATAATGTAATGATTTCTTCAGGTGATGGAGTTACTGCACCAGCTTCTGGTGGTAACATAGTCTCTGGTGCTGGTGCTGCTTTTACTAAGAAGACATCAGGGTCATAACCTAAATCTCTAACTATATGTCTTAATGCTGGTTCAGTATTATAACCAAAAGTATTTAACACAGGAACAATTGTGCCAAGCATTTCAATAGCTCTTGCTTGTCTTGTTGCAGGATTTATAGCAGATAAAGAACCACCCTCAACTCTCATATCAAACTCACCAGATAAAACGCTAGTATCAATATCAGCCCATATACCACCATTGACACCAACTAATCTTACTGCTCTATTCTCTAACATAAACTCTTGACATAATCTAATTATCTGATTAAATATATTTGCTGCTGCTTTCTCAACACTCTGTTGTTTATCTTTTGCTCTTAGTGTGGCTACACCATCAACAACAGCAGCGGCATAAGCAGACATTCTATCAGCACCAAGACCACCTGCTTGGAAATCATTTATACCAAGAACTTGTCTCATTGCATCTTCAAATTTATTTTGTGCATTGTAAATATCTGCAGGTAGTGGAGCTCTTGGTAATACGGTAATTGCATCTTTTGGATTTATACCTGATACAGATTCCATTTCAACAACTACATCTGGTTCATCACTTTCAAGTCTATCTCTTGATTCACTATCAAATAAACCACGAATGGTAACATACTTATTACCAGCTCTTCTCATATTATCTACTTGTTCAGTAAATGTCTCATTTAGTTTTTCTTGTAATGAAGCAATGTTTTCAAGATCACCAAATGACCAAATCTCTTGACCACCATCAGAGAAGTTTCTCATGTGAACATAAGGAACGTGTCTATGTGAGTAAGGTATATCACCTTGATATAATGGTTTCTCTGAACCTAATTGAGTAACTGTTAATGTTCTTGTTCTCATATCATAGAACTCATAGATAGTTGCAGTTTCATATATCATTGGTTCAATTGTTGATGGGTCACCACGACCAGTATCTCTTTCTCTAATATCCATTACACCATCTTTGATTAGGTCTTTGGTATTTTTCAAAACTGGATTAGCTTTTATTTCATCTATAGGTAGAACAATACGTTGTGCTACCCAACGAGTTTCTTCAATTCTTCTTGCATTAGCTGGAAAGAAAATATCGTATGGACTTACATACTCTACATAAGGTTCATCAGCTTCAACTCTTTTATCTGTGATAGATACAAAGTCTGCAACATTTTGTATATTAGTATCTCTACCTTCTTCAGCAGCTAGGACAACTTCAGATTTTAGAACACCTGTAAGATCTTTGGTAATATCCTCTTGTGTTCTTGGTGTTTCAACTACACTATGCTTCCAACCTATCTTACAAAAACCATTACCTAAGACAACCATATCTTGTGCCATATCTCTTAATACAGAAGTTGCATTTGTTCTTAACCAATAATAACTTGCTACTGCCTCAGCTACCTTTGCAGTAGTCTCACTATCTTCTCCACCAGAATAAGGAACAGCAATTGGTTTAGGATCTCTTGCTACCACAGATGCTAAGATTATATTTAGATGTGGTAAAACCATATTGATGGTTTCAAAATCAGCAGGGTGCATACGTTCAAAGACAGTTCCAGTTACCGTAGATTCTGAAAGAGGCATCGACTTGCCAGTACGATAAAGTGTTTCAAGCGAACGAAACCAAGAGTGTCTCCACTTGTAACGCTCCTTTGCATCATTTATTAAATCTTGTATCTCACTTAAAGAATAGGGTCTTATTTTAGAAGCCACGATTATTTCTCCTCTGTGTCTTTCTTACAGCTCTGCGATGGTTAGCCCAGAAACGTCTATTAGACTTATTCTCTATTTTCTGAATCACATTAGCCTCCCGATATAATTCTGTAAGGTCAAGTCGGAATTCACCCTCTTTAACTCTCTCACTTATCACATTATTACCGACAGGTTGCACTTCCTCTAATAGAACATATAGACCAATTGCCAAAGATATTACCAAGTCGTCATGACATCCAATATCAGCAGCTGTTGTGCCATTCTCTCGTCTAACATAAGTTGATAACTCTTCACGTAACTTTGGATAGACATTTAGTAATCTGCAACTATTATCTGACATTGGTACTATGTATTCAGCTAGTCTATTTATGATAAGTGGTTTAGTTGCTTTAGTTGTAGGGAAACCAAATACTGGTGCTCTCTTTCTCTTAGCAACAGCAGGTGGGATATATCTATATAAGTTTGGATAGTGTAATTGGTTTCTTAACTTATCTATCAATGAGATACCAACACCACCAGCATTTTCAATTACAAGTAATGCAGATATTTGATTTGCTCCAACAAAGTATCTACCCATTAGATCTAATTCAGTAGCTAGTTCAGCTGGTTCAATTGTATTATTTGCATAGTAACCTATAATCTCTGGTGTGCCATCTTCATGTAATTGTAAGATATGAACTGCTGAATAGTCATTACCAGTTCCAAGTGAAGGGTCACAAGCTATAACAAATTGCCTCTGCCACTCAATTGCTTCAGGTGGATAAGCTAGATGTAACTGCCCATAATCCTCAGCTACAAATTCATAACCAGTTGGTGTATCTACAATACTGCCATGAACATAATACTCATCAAGACTAGCTTCATCAGGTAACCAAGTAAAGCGTGGTCTACCAGATTCTCTAAATGCTTCTTCATCTGTACTTGGATACTCAGCAAAGAATAACCATGGTTCTGCAATAAACTCTCTTTTCTTAATCTCATATTGTTCTGGTGTAATAAGACGACTACTAGTCCATGGTTGGAAGATAGCATGAAACTCATTGTTACCACGTTTAGCATCTCTATAAATCTTAGCAAACATATTATTACCACCACGAGCAGTTGAGATAATTATCAAACGACCACCAGCATCAGTAGTTGGTTTAATTGTTCGATAGGTAGATGCAGGGTCTTCCATAAGAGCAAACTCATCTAATATAACCAATGAGGCAGTTTCACCAGCACCTGCAGTTTTCGTACCTGCAAATGACTTCAATCGGTTTATTGTGCCATCGTAGTATTTGAAGACCATTTGCTTAGCTGCATCTCCATCTAACTCTGGTCCTCTTGTCTTTAACCAATCTGGAAGAAACGAATACATAAACCTTGCCATACCTAAGTTCTTATCGGCACTGTCTTGGGATTTTGAGATCAATAGGATATTTGCTCTTGGCTTGAATAGACACTGCCATAGAGCATAAGCCATAGCAAGAGTAGTAAAACCTAACTGACGTGCTTTTAGAATAACAACAAATCGTTTCTTCATATAAGCTTCTAAACTATCTAACTGATAATCAAATAGTTCAAATGGCTCACGACCTCTAGCATCTCTCTCTGACTCAATCCAGATATAAGTGCTAATAAAGTAAAATGGGTCTTCTGCACACTTACGCCACTCTAACTCAATCCAAAGTCTTTCTAACTCTGAAACTATTGCAGGACTACTCATTAACTACAACTTCTCGTTTCTGTAACTCTTCTTTCATTACCTCAGTTGGTATCATTGCTAATACTCTTGCGTAGAGTTGTGAGATGTCTTGCTCTCTGAAGTCTGCTTTACGTGCAGCTTGTTCTTCGTCAACATAAGTCTTACCATAGGTCTTAAAGTAAATTTCAGAACTTACTCTATCACCTGCTAATGCTCTCTCTACTAACTTGGCTTTTATCTTTTCGTAGTCTGACTTCTCATCATCCTTACCAGCTTTTAATACTGCAATTGGAGTAATTGCTCCAGCTGTTGCACCTGGTAAAGCTAGTGCTAACTCTTTTCTTCGGTTCTCTATCTTAGCTAGGAACTCTTCATTTGCCATCCAATTTCTAACTGTCCTATCTGTGATGCCTTTGGCTTTTGCCCACTTGGCTGTATTGACAGGTAGGTCATTTACTATCTTGGTGTGTTTGTCTAGTAGATACCATTCAACATATTCATTCATTAGAGCTTTGTATTGATTGTTGATTTGACCTTTTTCTCTTGGCATTTAGTCCTCCATCTATTCTTTCCTGTGCGACTTATTTTAGAGGAATTGCATAGTTGCTTTTGTTGGTTTGCTTTTCCTTTTATTTAAGTGTCTTGGTACTACTTCCTAAAATGGTTTTTGGGTAAAATTCAGTGACGAACAGTAATATATACGGCGACTTGTCGGCTGGGGGAATCGGGGCATCTCTTTTTTAATCGCCCAATAGTTGCCAGATATACGCCTATTTTATGCGTAAATTACTAGCTTAGCTTATCTTTCTCTTCTTCCAGTGGTTAGGTAAGGTGACTATTAGGGAAGGGATAGAGTAGCCTATCTTATTTATTGCGGAGTAAATAGTCACTCGATGACTTTAAACTCTTCTATTTTTTATTTTTAATTTTTATCAAGTGGCCAAGCTAGTGAGTCCGTCCATGATATAATTTTTATTTATGCATAATTATGCACCGCTTTGCATATTTATACATTATCATATTTATTGTTTTTTTATTTTTAAATACTTGTTTTTTATTCTTTGGCTTGTATAGTATATTATAAGTCTAGCCCGATGCTAGATAAATAAAAAAATGAAAGGATAAAAAAATGAATATAATTAAAAATGAAATAGAGGCGAGAGCTTGGGTCGGTTGCTTGGGTTGCTATAACTCCGGCACACTTCGCGGCTCTTGGGTTGATGCTCTTGTTGCTGATGATATATTAGCAATAAATGAGCCGGGAGGTATTGAAGCAACTCTTGGCGATGTTGCTATTTATGGCAACAATTGCCCAGTATGCATTCATTGTGGAAGCGATGAATTTTGGGTCATGGACCATGAAGGATTTATGGGTTTATTAGAGGGCGAATGCTCCACAGCTAAAGCCCAAGAGTTAGCTGAACAGCTTCAAGAAATGTCAAATAGTGATAACTTGGAAGCAGCGGTTGCTTTTGTTCAATTAGGTTATGATTGGGACTTAGTAACTTTTGAAGATGCGTATATTGGAGAGTTTAATAGTGATACCGAAATTGCTGAATACTTTATCGATAATGGATTGGCAGGTTTTGAAATTCCTGATAATATGCAGTATTATTTTGATTATGAGAAATACGGCAGGGATTTAAGTTATGACCTACAGAATTTTAACGGTCATTACTTTTGGAATATATAAAAACAGAGCGGAGTGGTCGGCACTCTCGCCGGGTTCAATTCCCGGCCGCTCACTAGGCTAGTGACCAGATGTTACTAGCTGAATAATGAAAGGATAAAAAATGAAAACAGAATATAACTTAACGAACGGCTGCACTTGTACAAGGTGCATTGATTGTTCAGTGTGGTTTTTCGGTGATGATATTTGTCACGAATGCGGAGGCGAGACAGTGCCGGGATATGATCAATGCTCCGGCGAGTGTTGGGAAGATAGTAATCAACAAATGCAGGATATTATTGAGGAGTTTTTAACTGAGTTAAATAATCCCTCTCACTTGAAGATTGAAGCTTCTCGCATGGGTTGGCTCTCTCAAAGTGGTAACGCTATTATTACGGCGAGTTGGTCGGCAATATTAGAAGCATTGACTATAAACGGCGAGTTTAATATTGATTTTATAATTAATGAAAAAACTCTAACAGCTAAACGGTACAGTCACGATGAGCCGACCGGAGCTAGATTTATAATAAACGCGGCTCAAATTATTAGCTATATCTCAACATGCCCAGAGTGTGAGGAAGAAGTCGAGGGCGTAGGCGAATATGATAATGAAGGTACTTTATACGGTGAAGCTTGTTCATATTGTGGTAATGATTTTACCGTAATTGATTGGTTCAGTAAGGAAGAGCTTGAGAAAATGGGGGTGAAGTCATGAGGTGTTTACAATGCGGGAATGTTAATGATTTATTACAGCAATTACGCGGTGACGCTTTATGCGGTAATTGTATAAAAAAGAATCATAAAAAAATTATGAAGAAATAAACAGCTAGAGCGGTGAGGCGTAGAGCTTCACTGTTCGGCTTTGCTTTTACTTGCCTTGCCTTGTGAGGACGAGCCGGGTTTGCTATGTGATGACGAGCCGGGTCTCTTACGCTTGGAGGACGAGCCGGGTTTGCTATGTGAGGACGAGCCAGCTTTGCTTTGCACTGCATCTCTATAAGCTAACAGTAAAGCTAACTGCTCGTCATTAAATGTGAGTAAGTAAGCTGCTTCAGTGTGACCTTCTTCTAGTAACTTCTCTATAATACGAGGACGAGCCAGCTTCCTAGTAAGATTGAGGACATCACTTCTCATCTGCTTAGCTGCACTTAATTCTTTTTGATATAACTTTTTAATCTTTGATAGCTGACGTCTTTCTTCTTTTGATAAACGAGGACGAGCCACGCTGTAAGTATTGCTTGGTAGTAAACCATATTTGTTTAGTAAGTTAGTTAGTTCATTTGTCATTGTTTATCTCAGGTAGTTCCTGTCCTTTACTTGTTTCAATATCTAAGAAAGATCTATCGAGTAGTGCTATCAACCAGGGGGTAGCCTCTATTCTTTTTTTAATCTTAGCAATAGCTCTAAATGTTTCACGTCTCATTGTCTGATCCGAGCATTGCATCATACGACCTGCCTCAGCATAACTTATCCTAGCTAATACACACATCTCAATAGCAGACCTCTGTCTATCTGGTAACTCTTTAATAAGTGTCTCTAATACCAGAGCTGCACTATCCTCATCAGGTTCATTAGTAAAATACTTATCGTCATAAGATAGGTTACCAGCTAACACGCCACTGTCAGCTCTGCTTGGATCGTATGGTAAAGACTTTCTTTTGGTCACATCTAATTAAGTGTATCGAGATACTTGCATTTCTATACTGTGCCTATATAGTATATAACAGGTCGATATTGTTTATCCTTTCTCGACCTAACATCGGGGACTAGACCAAGCTTCTACTCAATGGCTTGGTCTAGTTTTTTTATCTCAAGATTGTTTTTATAAGGTCGGGTCTAGTAAGGGTCAATTCACATTTTCCCCGAGTTGCATATATAGATATGCAAACTCTCGGAAAATGAGAATTTGACACGATTACATAGACCAATTTTTCAACAAAACCGCAGGTCAGAGCCTTATTTCTATAAAAAATTGTCGACAATTTGACCTAAAAATTGACGGGGATTTGAGCTCTCATATCCCCGCCTCAGGAAAATGAGAATAGGTATAAATCGGACACAAAAAACAAGTTATCCACAGGTTATCCACAACCCAACACACCAACAAAAGAAGTTATCCACAACCCTAATACTTGCATCTAACCAACAACCCAGTCATAGTAACTAACAACGAAAGGATATGATAATGACAAGCGTACTAAAAATAGCAGCAGGTATCTTACTAGCTTGGGCAATTGGATTAGTATCTGTATTTATACTAGCTGGACTATTAGCATCAGGAGCAAACAACAAAGCCAACAAAGTAACTAACCAAATAACCGAACAAGTAACTAACCAATTGATACCAACACAATCAGTTGATATTACTAATGTAGATGACATACTAAGTCAATTTGCAGTGCCAGTACAGGATGCTATACAACAACCAGAGCAACAAGTTCAATTAGAACAACCAGTTCAACCAGTTGGTTTAGGTAAACTAGAACAACCAGTATTATCTGAGTATGATAGAATCAAAAGTGAGTTCTGTAATAGCTTGGATAATTACATTGAGAAGCATCATTGCTTATGGACAGAGGGCAAGTATGA